GTTAAACCTATTCCTGTATCTACGTTAGTAACAGTACCGGAACTACCGCTATTACTTATGGCAAGCCAAGAACCAGCGACATGAGTAAGTAATTGACGAGTATCTGTGTTATATACAATCATACCATCTTCGACGCTAGTCAAAGCATGTATTTCAGCTGTAGTCATTTCAGGAGCTTGTAATGGAGATCCACTACTTAAATTTCTTATTCTAGACATAATTTCCCACATATCTTTATTATTATTTAATTAAAAAGAAGTAAGCGTTTAAAACGCTGTAATTTAAAAACGTAAATATTTGATTTAAAAAAGATAAGCTAATACAAGCTTCGGTGACCTTTTAACGTCTAGTTATGACGAGAACCTTTTATAGTCTAGTTATGACTTCTACTTAATTATATTATAACAAACGAATTATTCATTTTGCAAATCGTACTCAAAAAGCAATCTTAAACAATGCATGTAAGAGTTACGACATAATCTACGGTAACTAACTTTCCACCTTCACAGGTTACTACATTAGGTAAGGTAAAGATTAATTCTCCACTAACCGGGAGTGGAGGCGCAAAATCCGCTACCAGCACTCCACTCCCTTCAACAGGAACAGGAACTCCAGGAATAGTTCCTGGGGAATCTACCGAAATAATCCCGGCTGCTTTTAAACTTATATTTCCTGCACCTGTAATATTAACAGTTGAGCTATTAATATTGACATCAGTGCCGTTAATATCTAAGACCTCTGCTGCTAAATTAAGTGTCGGGGATTTTAGATTAATATCGGCTTCACTAGTAAGATTGATTATAGTACTACCAGCTATATTTACTGTTGCCGAGTTGCAGGTAAAGGATATAGCAGGTTTCATTGATATTGTAAGAGTTGTTACTCCGAGTTTAGTCGGATCGCCTATTTGAATTTTAGGGGCGTTAATATCCATTAATGAACCTGCATATATTCCGACTGCTCCAACCTTTAAAGCCCCTTCTACATAATTAATCGATAGTGCAGGGGCATTAATGCTAACTGCCGGCGAAACAAGACTAAAGAGTGTAGCAATATCATGAGATTCAAAACCCGATACCACATCAAATGTTGCAAGTGCAAAGCTTGTAGCTACTCCTGCAATTAAAAAATCCGTCGTATGAAAAGTAGCAGATGCCAAAGAACTAGTGCTGCCTACTGTTAAATCATGTGATATAAACAAGTCTTTGGTAGTAATCTTCTCCTTGTTATAGATATTATCGGAGTAAATAGTAGTAATATAAGCAGTATCGATTGTAGCGATTTTAGCTTCAAGCGTTACAGTAACAATATCCGTAGCATCGATATTAGTAACATAGAGCATGTTAATATCAATCATGCCGCCTTTTAAATAAGAAGCAAGCACACTTTCAAAGCTAGCGTTTCCTGCGTATATATATTCTATAGGACTTAAGCCCTCGCCTCTATTAGCAAGCTCTATAAAAGCTGCTTTTTCTCTATCAAACCCCGGATTAAAATTATTAGCCATTACTTTAGAACTTAATTTGGTGCAACGATTCTAAACGCTCTCTCTCGTTCATATTACTAACACTCTGACCGGCAAAATCAGGTAAAACAGGAGGTATATCATCACTTGTAAAGTTGATATTTTCTAAAATAACAGGAGAACTATTACCACTAGCTTCAGGGCCTTGCGGTGTTTCAATACCAAATGGGCGAGGATTTTGTACGGCTTTCGGGTCACCTTTTATTTGTGGTGGTCTATTCTGCTCGTTTGGTTCATCTACAAAAGGTCGTCCGACTATTGCCCCCGTCCAGACTAACTTATTACCCCGCCATTCATATTGCTTGACTAGATCAGACCTGCTAAAAGGAAACCCTGAATAATCGCAAGTTCCAATAGGTTCAATTACGTCCTTTCTAACGTAATCTCCCATTTGTGTATTTACAGGGATAACTTTTAAGCTAGTCACTATATACCTCCAGCTTAAGAGGTACTTCCGTCGTATTATTAATTACTGCCGGACTCAGCGTTTCCTGATATCTCATTTTTAAACCTTCTTCTTTTTCAGGGGCATATTGTGCTGCTAGCATGCTAGCAAGCCCATATATTAGAGGAGTATAAAAATATGCCGGAATATCTATGCCTTGCGTATAATTCTCTAGCGTTTCTATACTGCTTTGGCCGCTATACATTATTAAATTATACATTGGAGCAGCAGTCTGCCATATATACAGGGATGGAGTCCGCTGGTAATCAACATAGTAAATGGTAGGTCTGCCGATTTGCGATTTATTTGGATACGATAGATATTCATATCTGGATACCTCGCTCATGGTAGTATCTTGTATCCCATTGTTAAAATATACTTCCGAGATATCAAGAGTAGCTCCTCCTGTTTCCTGTATCTGATAATAGGGACACAAAGCTAAATTATCTTCCAGTAAAAACCACTGCGTAATACCTTTTTTATATAAGGTTTTAGGAATAGTCTTAGCATAATAAATTGTCTGATAATCTGCGCTTTGACCGGAAAATGTTAAGCTATACTCCCTATCTACATTTGATTGTACACCTAGAATTTTGATCACTTTGGGAGTAGAATAAGCATAACCTATTAATCCATCTACTTGGGTTTCTGTGCAGGCAGTATTAGGATTACCATCAAAAGCATAAGCCGCTACTCCTCCATAGCTTCCGTTATTAGGCACTCCACCAAAATTCTGTCTTACATTACTTCTTAGAAATACTTGAAATACTTTAGTAATGTTGCTCGGCAAAGGGTAGGATGCTTGCCCCGGAGTTAAGAAAACAGGATTTAGTTTTAATGTCCATAAGTTAACATTGGAGTTAGTCCAATCGCTTAAGATAAAATTGATAATATTAAGTGCTGAATTATATTGCTCGGCAGTTACCATGCTTAGAGGCATGCCGATTAACTCATAAGCCTTTCTGATAATCAGCTCTCCTTTTATGCTATTAAAACTATAACTTCCGCTAGTTGCCGGCATTTTATCTTCCTCTTTAACTTACAATTGCAGGAATTGGCATTTTAGAATCGAGTTATTATTATTAGGGCCAATTTTAATGAGTAAATTCTGAGCTAAATTATTACTATTAATTAATACCGCTTTATCTGATGGTTCCTTAAAAGAAATGAAGTTGCCGTTAGCATCGCTTGTTAAATCATCATATTTGCCTAAGCCTAGATTATTTTTTAAGGATAGAAATATCTGATAACTAGGAGGATTAGTTTTGTTTGGTATTATATTTAGAGCATAATTTATAGATGCTACGTTTTGCTTAACAGTATTTAATAGAATCATTGGGAAATACCCAAGTGCTGCTACACCAACTTGAAGAGTAGAATCTGTAGCAGCGCTTGGAATTATCTGCGTTACAGTATCAAAGCAGTTGACGCTTGTAACTGTTGTGCTATTAGGCCCAGTTAATGTTTCGCTAATAAAAACTCCATTCTGATAACCGGTAATAAGAAAATTAATAGTAGAAAGATCGGAAGCTGAATTAAGCGTAATTCTTGGAACAATACCAAAATCATCAACAAAATTAACTGCTCCGGTAGTTTTATTTACGTAAGAGCCATTTAGCAGCAATGGAGTATTTGCAGTCAGTGTTTGAAAGAGTGATATTCCGTTCGCTGTGGTAGCAGGCCAATTATATTCATAAAATTGAGACATGATTATTCTTCCTTTTTGTCCATTCTTTGCAAGACTTCTCTATAACCGTCAATCTTTCCTTTAGATACAATCAACAAGTGAGTTAGCTTTTTATTTTCTTCTTTATAAAGATTTATTTTTTCTAAAATACCTGCTTGAAGCAGAACAAGCTTTTGATGTTCTTTTTCTGCTTCCTCAAGCAATCCTTGTAGTTCTTTCTTCATAAATTTAAGCCGTTGATCCTGTTGCACCGATTACACCGAGTGGCGTAAACATACCGAACGAATAACGACCTGATGCAAGCACTGACATGGTTTCAGTTACAGGATCGGTTGTTACATTTACTTTAAGCGGACGTCTTACGAAATGCTTACGAGTTCCCTTAACGTTAGTTAACCCAAACCAGTTGCTAGGATTTGTTAAGAAATGGCTTACTTCATAACCTTGCGGAATAGCCTTCATGTTGTAAATTGCATTTACATCGTTATTAGCCGTTCCTGTTCTAAATACAGATTCAAGTAACCTGCAACCTGAGAACATTAACTCTTGTGGAAGTAGTAATCTCTCAATTTGAGCATTAATTAGCAGTCCTGCCTGATCTTTCATTTTACCGGCTAGTATTACTGCCTGTTCAACGCCAACTTCGCTAAAATCAACATTAACATTAGCTCCGTTATATGCTCCGACTCGGTTAGAATAAACACCGCCGTCATAAGGTTGAGAAAAAGAGCAAAGAGGTTGTCCGTTAGCTTGGGTTGCGGCTACATTAAACGCCTGGTTAAAAGGATTCATGGCTACTACTTCTCTGGTTTGTTCATAAGAAGTAGTAAGCGATTTAGTACCGTTAAAGAACTGATCGGCATAAAGATCATCTTCCATGGCAATATTAGTAATCTGAAAACCGAGGGCAAATTCCCGGTGGACAAATTCATAAGTAAACCGCTCTGCCATGCTATCCATTTTAATAGGAGCACCTTGCGTTTTCTCAAGAGCATAGCCAGTGCCTCTAATATCAACCATCCTTTCGGTATGTTTGACAGAATTACCTTGTTCATAAATTTTGGTATATTCCCCCTTAAACCGCTCGTACTGAGACTTTACCTCATAAAGACCCGGCCAAAGCAGACTTGGAATATCACCGGTTGTTATAATAGACATAATTATTTACCTTTATTTTTAGTGTTAGTTTTCTTTACTGATCCTGCCTTAACAGGTGTTTTCTTCTTCTCTTTCGGTAGATATAATCCTTCCTTTAAAAGAGACGGTATATTGCCGCTTGTTATTATAGACATAATCTTATACTCCTATGACAGATCAGGACCAACTACACCGCTTGAGCCGTAAACATGCTTATTAAACTTAACTAGCAAGTTAATAAAAGGCATATCAACTCCCGGGACTAATCCTTTTGGATTTGCGTTACCTGTAATTACCGGATCAATACCGATGATTTTTACATCCCAAGTATTGGTATTTGCGATTGTTGAGCCGTCGAGATAGTAAACAGAGTCGTATATATTACTACCGCTGCGGGGATTCTCACTCGAGGTGTTATCGGTAATCGTTTTTCCTGCTATATTTAGGTTGGCATTTAAGCCGTTTTGAATATCTTTATATATGGTCTTAGCAACGTCTGCTGCCTGTGATACTGATACTTGAACTCTAAATACCGCCATTGGATCGTCATTAACAAAGGCCGTAATTTTTGTATCTTTTTTAACTTGTCTGCTTGCCGGCCAGTAATCAGAATTTACTTGATAACCGGTTTGAGCATCAATAAATTGGCATCCCATAAATACACCGACAAAAGCTGCCGCATCTTGAGCAGCAAATACCGACTCCGTATCATCTGCAGTAATAGATACTTTTTGCGGTACTATAGTTCCTGCTTGTACTTTATAATCCGCGGTGCCGCTAGCTGGTGTCCCCTTATCTACCCACTTTACGGGATCACCCTTGAATATACTTTGAGCCTGAGTGATCAAGCCAGTAGCATCTGCATAAATAAAGTATTGACCTAGTTTTTGTGTTCCGCCGTTTCCTATTTGAGACTGAACCACTTCCAAACCATAAGGTCTATTAATGCCGTTAGACATAATTTCCTCATATATTGTTAATTATTAAAAAACGTAAATATTTTGAATTTAAAAAAGATAAGCTAATACAAGCTTCGGTGACCTTTTAACGTCTAGTTATGACAGAAACCTTTTATAGTCTAGTTATGACTTTTTATATCTGTTAACTCTATTATAGCAAAAGAATTACGATGATTGCAAATCGCACTACTATTTTAGATTTAGCTTATATTATCTTCTAAGCCTTGAGAGAGTATCGCTTCAAGCTCTTCTTGTTCTATCCTGTCCATTATTTTTTGCCATTTCTCACGGTCAATAATGAATACACCGGTTTGATTTGCCCGTAATTGCGTTTTGATTGTCTCATTACCAAGTGCCAATCGAACTAATCTAATGAAAAGAAATTTCTTATTTTCCATTAAGAGAGCATTTAGTTTGTTTTCTATTTCTTCTTCAGAAATGAAATTTTTAAATAAATCTTCTATAAGTTTAATGGCAAATTTTAAAATTATTTTATGTTCATCTTTTTTGTCTAGGCTTACTTTAACGGAAAAAAATCCCTCAGGATTTAAAAACATTCCTATAACTGTATAATCATATATCTTTAATTCTTTATCTTCCATAGCCCATTATTCCTATCAAAATTAAAATAACCTCTTTAACTACCAAATACTACCACAGATACGCCGTCGAGTACAGGAAGCAAATTACCAAGCGTATCGGTTGCAAAAACGATGACCTCTGTTGCCGACCTAGACCTAAAGAACACCTGAAAGGGTGCTATTACTTCCGTTCCTCGTGCTAATGCCGTTAATACAACATAATTAGCGTCAGCAAAAGGAGTAGCAAACGTTATAACATATGACCCTTGCGCTCCGCTAACCGAGGCTATATTAAAGCTACTCTCTATCTGGATATTATTAGTTGGGGCATTATTATCGTAAAAAAAGGCATAAGCTTTAGCAGTAGCAGGATTTATAATCTTCCCCGGTACGCTCATATTACCGACATTGTCAATTTGAGTACTGTTTAAATTGATTACCCCATCATCTACAGTAGCCAGATTAATATCCTGATCACCGCTTGCGGTAGTAATAGTATTTACCGAGATCAAGAGATTACCGACGTTAATACTAGATAATCCTACTAGAGAATCGGCTAAATTGATAATTACATCGTTTGTTTGCCCGTCACCGCTTTGGACGTTTATATTGGTGCCGCCTCCTATCTTTCGAGTTAGAAAACTTAATGGAGTATTGCCTGTTATCACCAGAAATCCGTTCTGTACCTGAGTAGTTAGGTTGTTTAAATTATTTAAGGATTCGGACACGGCAAACTTCATGTTTCCTGAAGGCGGCGTAATAGTTGAGTTCGTAATATTTAATGCGTTGTTTTCTGATTCTGCCGAGAAAGTAATAATACCGCTTGTTCCTCCGCCGAATGGTATTACTCTCCACACCCCTGAGCTGCTAGCGGAATCAATTAAATATATTTGTCTAATTTCACCTGGAACAATAATCGTACCTATAGGGCTACCTGCATTATTTAAAATAGTAAAATCATAACTTCCGATATTATTAAATAATAAGCTAGTACCGGTTTCTACAGTATTGGCAGGTGGCAACGTAATTGTATAGGCATCGTTACTAGAGCTAACATCGTTAATATCGCTAACAATATCCCCTTCGGTGCGTGGATAAGGCCATGATAGTTTAATATCGCTATCTAGTATGATTTTAGAATAAGACATAATATCCTACATTGCCCTATCTGAAAACGGCATGACCGGATTATAGATATCCGTTTGTACTTTTTGCAAAGTATCACGCATTACTTTTATAGCCTTGTGTTCGTAATATTCCTGTTCCTTGATTCCATAACGCTCGTCTCTTGCAAGTAAGATAGTATCACCGGTAGTAATACTGTCATTTTCCGATCTTAAGTCTCCTCTATAAGTACGTTTGTTTTTAAGCCTATCAGGAGATACGATATACCACTTCTTTGCCAGTAACCTGTTAATACGTTCAGGGCTATTAAAGGCAAAGTAATATTCTTCCCCCGGTTGCATTATTTCGTCAATTAATGCTTTAAAAGGACACGTTGAATCAGTGAACATCAAATCAAAATTATCCTGTTCCAAATCATGCTCTCTAATATCTCTATCTACGGACTTAAACTCATTATTTTGGTCTTGTTTATATTTAATTGCCATTTTTTGACCTCATTTCCTTATTATGTTTATCTGTAAGCTCCCTATATCTCTCGTAAGACATACCGAAAGCAAGCGCTGCCTTTTTCTCTCTCTCGCTTAATTCCCTTGTTTTTGGATCAGGCACTCCCTCCATAGGAGTACGACTACGGACTGCTCCAAAATGTTTAGCAGGTACATGAGCAGGGGAAATATCCGGCGATTTTAAATTATCGATATACTCATCTATCATGC